TCCTCTGTAGCATACAGAATATCGCTATACCCATGTTACCACTGATTTTCTTTCCGGTTTGCCCACCTCTCCACCGATCTAAGAAGTCTGGTGGGACACCGAGCATCTTGTACAAGATCCACTCCAACCTCAACGCTGTCCACTGCTGAGACTTGTCATACTGACTAAAGTCATTCTCCACATAGTAACCTCCTTCTTCGCACGAGTCGTACTTGTTCAAGAACTCTTGGATCTGTTCAGGATTCTTCTTCATGTTAATCAAAACATTCGGTTTCAGAATCGACAGAAAGCGATCACGTATAGTCCTAAACACCGGGCTTGCCGCTGCGTTAACGTGCCTAGGGTGATTTACAATCGTCTGTAGAGCACCAACCTGAGTAATCGGGGACGTATCGCACTTCGGCTTCGGCACACTCTTAACCATAGTAGAATGAAGTCCCAAATCATGTGCGTAAATGTCAAGATCTAACTCTTTGAGAGCTTCGATAGACGCATCATCAATAGTGGCAACCCAACCAGGCGCGTTACTACGATTGAGCGTCACAGGATTCTTCCTAAATTCCTCCAACCGTTCCAACACCTCAGGCACACACATATCCCTAAAGAACCGTGAAAAGGTCAACTTGGCAATTTCACCAAAGTCATGCGGCGTCTCCAAGTAGGGTTCATTTAGATTCCTCTTAAGCAACGCCAACAGGTTCTCCTTCAACGTCTGCGGTTTGTTCATCGGTACGCTACCAACCACCGCTGACTTGTAACCGCGCGCTACCCGAGGGGGTATAATCGCAGTCTTATCCAATTTCAACTGTGTGGCTACAGTCGCGAGTTGCAAATCGGAATAATGCACTTGCGAAATATCCTGTTCCATGTCCACGGCAGACAAACCGGGTAACACCCCGCAGATCATATCTTGCAGTACCAAGCTGCAATTTACCACCGGCGGTGGTAAGTATGCACCACCATCCTCTAAGATCGTCGGACACCTGTATGCACTTTCCGGAACCAGATACCGATCCAAAGTCGGTAGATGTGCACCATTCTGCAGTATCATCTGCTCAGCTAAACGAGCAGCAATCTCTGAAGCATAAACAGTATCGTATGCATCAACATCCGCAAACCAATATGAAGCACTCATTCGCGAAACCGCAGTGGCAGCTTCCATCACGAACGGCGAATAAGTCCTCTTAACCATCGAGAGAACGACCTGATCTGGTTTCTTCTCCTCGATAAACTGCCTCACAGTACGCCGCTTACTCCGCGGTACACTTATCTCAAGATCCGCACTCAACGAGTCTACAACCACCACATCCACGGTAGCAACCACAGCAGCTGTCACCAACACACCATGTGAAACGCGTGAAGCTTTCAGACCAAAGACTGTAGCCTTCACATTATCCGAGTCCACTGTAACATCTGTAGTCACCCTACCGACACTCGCAGTAACTGTACCCACAGACAAGGCGCACGTCACCTGAGACTTACTACCAGCGCAGAGTTTACTCGGTTTCCCGATCACTCGCTGCTCCGAAACCATGGTCGGGTCGATCTCCAACGCTTCCTCAGCATACTGCGCAAGCATTTCAGCATTCGGCACCACTAGAAAAGGCTTGGTCTTGTACCTAAGCGAAAACTTTTCATATAACCCGACAGCGACCCCTTCAGCTCCCAACAACTTCTCTCGCTGGCGTTTACCAAGACGCATAGCCGTCATCAACACGGCGCGTAAAAGATCTGAGCGTTTCGGTTTCTTGTCCCAGCCCGGTGCATTTTCCAAGTACGTAGAATACATGTACTTCTCGTCACGAATATACGTCTGCTTGTTATCGATCATAGACGTACCTATAACCTGGAATCGGGTGTACCGATCTGCTTTACACACCTGCATGTCGTCGACTGATATGCCCCCGTCCAGCAACTCATGAAACACCTTCACAAGATAATCATCGAACCCACTCACCACAGACTCTACAGTATGCATCAACACAGCCGCCGCAACAATCTTTGTCAACGCAACATTCGACAACCCATGCAGCGCCTCACGCTTCATTTGCCCAACTAACAGCAACCGCATAGCTTCAGTCGTAGCGAACCTATTGATATAGCAACGTATGAAAATAACGTTAACCAAACTATCAAGGTCTGCGACAGGAATAGCCTTCGTACGACGTACTGTTTGTCCATCCATCACCTCACGGAAATTCCTACTCGCCAAATGCCCGTAAAGATCTGCGCGTTTATAACTCCCGATAGACATAGCCTCGGCAAACGAGTACCCCTTCTCTACCAGAGACGCCGGTGCGTAGAACTCACGCGAACGATACGACCCAGCATCTCGCACACACGCCGAACCACCGACATACTCCAACGCTTCAACACTATACATGTGATCCATCCCACGATGGTATACACAATGTGATATGTGTGAATTCACCAGACCAACCGGGTGCACCTCATCCATGCGATAGTACCACAATCCAGAACTAGTTCCCTCTCTGATTTCTTTCCTGAAGTGCCTACCACGAATGGAAAACGCAGAAACACGAGCAAGGTCCAAGTAGCAATCAGTCCTGAACGCGTTAGTACTAGAAACATCACCTTCCATCACAACAGCGATCTGTTCACCATCGATCCTCCAGAGCATCCCTAACTCGTTCATCTCTCCTTGTTGTGCTACCAACATATTACCATCGAAGAGAAAGAAACCATGAGCCGATTTCGCATCATGCGCCATCATAATCTCTGCCACCTGGTATACACTGACATCTATTTCCGAGTGATTGATCATGATAGTATCTGCCTTAACAGTACACGTACCTGGACTCGAACAAGAGAAACTCCTAGTATCGCCCGCAAACTTCTTCGGACCTTCCAGACCGGAAACGGAACCACGATCATAACGTAACGTATTCACAACACTGTCCTTCTGCATGGAGAACCCTGCATTTGAGTACGGGTCACACATCTGAACACACGTGTGTACGAACTGCCGGTCATGAATAACGTGCTGACTAACGTCTCCGCAATAGTCTAACACTGACGCTTCCCCGAGTGTACCCGCCAGGAGTACCTCCTTCACCAAGTACCCGATCGCCGTTCTCAACGCACAACCGTCAAACCGAATCGGTTTAAAGTAGATATCATACTGAGGAAATAATCGCTCCAGTATATTCTTTTCAAGTACTGAACACAGTACCGGTACCACCTTCGACGCGATACTCTCAGCAATCACCAACGCCGCTGCACTATCACCAGCAATAGTCACCGCCACACTTTCCGACAACATCTGATACACCGCTGAACAGTTGTCCTGCACACCGGTCATCAAAAAAGCGTCGTAAGCGTCGTCATCCACACCCAACGGTGCCAACTGCCTCATCAAGTTGGCCATTCTGATCCTCTATCTCGCACCGTCCCCTCGTGTTGTTTTATGTTGGTTTGTTTTGGTTTGTTTTGTTCTAGTTTGTGGTTGTTGTTTGTATGTTGTAGTTGTTATGTTGAGTAGTAAGTTGGGTAGTAGTATGGGTAGTAGGTTGGTGGGATTGTTTGCAATAAATCGCAAACAAAAG